TTCAAGGCCGACCTCTGGGCTGCGCTCGGGGTCGGCGTCACCTACCTCGAGCAGCAAACACAAGGGGAGATCGCCCAATGACCGAACCCACCGAGAGACATCCCTCATCGCTCAACGCCTACCGGGCGAGCGCCGAGCTCCTGCGCCGCAGGCTCGTGAACATCATCGCGACGAGCCATGGCGGCAAACGCGCGCTGTTCGTCGCGAAAAACGGCGACTGCGTGACCTCGCTTCCCTGTAACGCCGTCGGCAAGAACCGCCGGCTCCGGCGGCACTTCCACCTGGTCGGCGTCTACAACACGCGAAAGCCCACGTTTTCGGCCGACCGGATGATGGAGGACATCGAATTCACCCTGGAGGAGATCAATGGACAGCCAATCGCCGCTTAACGGTTCGCGAATTCTCGTGCCCGGGCGCCCGTTCAACGCCCGCGAGCAGCAGATGGCGAAGGATATTCGCGTGCTGCGCTCGCGCATCGCGGAACTCGAGCACGGCCACCACCAGCTGCAGGTCGTGCTCTGGCACGCGCTTCGAAAGCTCGATGGACACCGGATGCAGGTTGCCGTAGAGGAGCTGCTCAAGGCCGAGAAGCTAGGCGACCGGCTAGGCCTCGTCTCCCACCAGGCGATGGATGATGAGAATGCCTTTGTCTTCCATGCCCACGATTCAGCCGAGGATGGCCCGATCGCGAAGCCCGCGAACGACCCGGCCCCGGGAGGACCCGATGCAGCCTAGCGATCTCGAGGCCGCGGTCGGGCGCGAATCCGCGGCCGTGATCATGCGCACCTGCGGCGGCTCGCCGATCTACGTGCCGTTGCGCGTCACAGGCTCGAAGCTCGCGGAGATGGTCGGCATCACCGCGGCGCAGAGGCTCGCCGTCGAGTATGGCGGCGAGACCGTGTGGATCCCGATCGATCCCGCGAGCCGTCCACGGGAGCAGGTCAAGGACCTCCTGCGCCAGGGCGTCGAACCCCGCGAAGCGCAGAAGCGCGTTGGCTGCAGTTTCATGACGCTCAGGGCCGCTCAGAGAGAGGTAGACCGATAAACCCAACAACCGAAAAACTACCCACCTACTGATCTGTCACAACGACCGAAAAACTACCCACCTACTGATTGGCGGGAAACTGTTCAGAGAGGCGTTAAAGTACATCTATATTCCTTTAAGCGTTTAGGGATGAGCCGATGAGCCACAAACCAGCTGTTTTGCTAAGAGATGTTTATGTGTATTACCTTTTTATGGATGGTGTTGATGCCTCCGAGGTTGCGAGCCGTGTAGGGCTTTCGCGGTGCAGTGTGTGTCAGATCATAAATACGATAGAAAGGAGAATGCGATCCCGGTATGGTTTTCCCAAACGCACCTGTGCAGAATATTTCGGCCCCAATCTTGCGCGCGGCGAAGAGGGTCCATGGGAGGGGCGAGAATTCGAGATTCATGATGGTGATAAACCAGACCATAGGTTTCTAAGACGCCGTGAAGTCGAGTCTCGCACTGGTCTCAGCCGGTCGACCATTTACCTGGCAATGTCCCGCGGCAATTTCCCGAAGCCCGTAAAACTCGGTGAGCGTGCCGTCGGTTGGCTTGAGAGCGACATCGATGCATGGATCTCATCACGCATCGACCCAACACCAGCCAAAGGTTGACATTATTTTTTGAACCCATCGACCCAAAAAACAATTAAAAAACCGCGATTAAAACACCAAAATAAAGAAAGAACTATAAGACGCCACCTATTAACTCAGCAGCGCTCGCCTGTCATAAATACGCCAATCCGACGGCGCGCGGTCAATGGCGAAAGCTCAGGCGAAGGCCTCAACACGCAAGAAGAAAGCGACGCGATCGCGAGGACGTCCGTCTTCGTACAAACCCGAGTTCTGTCACTTGGCCGAGCAGCATTGCCTGCTGGGGGCCACCAACGACGATCTTGCGCGCCTGTTCGAAGTAGCGCCAAGCACGATCGACTTATGGATCAAGAAGAAACCTGAATTTTCGGGCGCCGTAAAGAAGGGACGGGCCGATGCGGACGCGAAAGTCGCGCGCAGTCTCTTCGAGCGCGCCTGCGGCTACAGCCACCCGGATGTGCATATCAGCAACTACCAGGGCGAGGTGACCGTGACCGAGGTCACCAAGCATTACCCGCCCGACACCGCGGCGGCGTTCATCTGGCTCAAGAACCGGCGCCCGGACCTGTGGCGCGACAAGCAGGAGCACCAGCTGAGCGGGCCCAACGGCGAGCCGGTGCAAGTTCATCTCTACATGCCCGACAACGGACGCGATGGACATCCGACCTAACCCCGGCCCGCAGGAGCAGTTCCTGTCCTCGCCGGCCGACATCGTGATCTACGGCGGCCAGGCGGGCGGCGGCAAGACGATGGGCCTCTTGCTCGAGCCGCTGCGCCACATCCGCGTGCCCGGCTTCTCGGCGGTGATCTTCCGGCGCACGACCCCGCAGATCAAAAACCCCGGCGGCCTGTGGGATACCGCGCACGAGCTCTATCCGGGCCTCGGCGGTGTTCCACGTGAACAGCCGCTCGACTGGGTGTGGCCGACCGATGGGAGCACGAAGGCAATCATCAAGTTCGGGCACATGGAGCACGAGAAGGACAAGCACGACTGGCAGGGCTCGCAGATTCCCCTGATCGGCTGGGACGAGCTCACGCACTTCACCCGCAGCCAGTTCTTCTACATGCTCAGCCGCAACCGCTCGACCTGCGGCGTGAAGCCCTACATGCGCGCAACCTGCAACCCCGATGCCGACAGCTGGGTGGCCGAGCTCATCGCCTGGTGGATCGACCAGGACACGGGCTTTCCGATTCCCGAGCGCGCCGGCGTGATCCGCTGGTTTGTCAATATCGACGACACGCTGCACTGGGCCGGCAGCCGCCAGGCGCTGATCGATGAGTTCGGCGACGAGTGCGAGCCCAAGAGCCTGACCTTCATCCCGGCGAGCATCTACGACAACCCGCAGCTGCTCGAGAAGGATCCCGGCTATCTCGCAAACCTCAAGGCGCTTCCGCGCGTTGAGCGTGAGCGCCTGCTCGGCGGCAACTGGAAGATTCGCCCGGCCGCGGGCCTGTACTTCAACCGCGCGAACGTCGAGATCGTCGATGCCGCGCCGCCGCTCCGACGCCAGGCGCGCTACTGGGACCTTGCCGCGACCCCCAAGACGCAGTCGAACGATCCGGACTGGACCGTCGGCATTCGCATGGCGGCCGCCGCCGATGGCCGCTACGTGATCACGCACGCCTTTCGGATGCGAGAAGCCCCGGGCAAGCGCGACCGGCTGATGAAAAACATCGGCGACCAGGACGGCATCGAGGTCGCGCTCGGCTTTCCGCAGGATCCCGGGCAGGCCGGCAAGGACCAGGCGCAGAAGCTCGTGCAGCGCTTTGCCGGGCACAACGTGCGCACCCGGCGCGAGACCGGGGACAAGCTCACGCGCTTTGCGCCATTCAGCGCCCAGGTCGAGGCCGGCAATGTCGTTGTCCTGCGCGCGCCCTGGAATGAGTGGCTGTTCGCCGAGCTCGAGGCTTTCCCCGAATCCCTGCACGACGATGCGGTCGATGCCTGCGCCGGCGCCTTCGAAATGCTCACCGGCGGCAAGTTCGGGTTCCTCGACCTGATGGAAGAGGACATGCGCGAGCAGGACGAGCGCCGCGACAAGCAGGGGCTGCCGCGGATCAAGACCGATGAGCCGACACCCGCTGCCGCCGTGAGCGCGCAGGACTGGATTGAGGGGATGGACTGATGGCCGAACCGGTGAAAACCGAACTCTCGCCTGGCTTCGTGCGTCGCGCCGTCGAAGGCCTGCGCTACACCGTGAGCGGCATCAAGCCCGATACCTGGATGTCACCGGGCCAGCCGATCCAGCCCGAGCACCAGCAGGTACAGGGCCGCGCCTGGGATTTCATGCCCGGGCAGAACCTGTGGATAGAGCCGCGCTCCGGCGAGCTGATCACCTTCGCGAAGCTCAGGAACCTCGCCGAGTTCTGCGACCTGGTGCGCATGGCGGTCGAGACGCGAAAGGACCAGCTCTGCGCGATGGAGTGGGAGATCCGCGTCGACGAGGACAGCGGGCGCAAGAAGGACGATCCGGTGGTCGACCAGCTGCGCAAATTCTTCCGTCGCCCGGATGGCCGCACGCTCTGGTCGAGCTGGCTGCGGATGCTGCTTGAGGACCTGCTCGTCATCGACGCCCCGGCGCTTTACGTGCGCCCGCGCCGCGACGGCAAGCCCTACGGCCTGGAGGTCATGGACGGGGCGACGTTCAAGCCGATCCTAGACGAGGACGGGCGCGCACCGCTGCCGCCCGATCCCGCCTACCAGCAGATCCTCAAGGGCATCCCGGCGGTCGACTTCACGGCCGAGGAGCTGATCTACCTGCCGCGCAACCCGCGCTCGAACCGGATCTACGGTTACAGCCCGGTCGAGCAGATCATCGTCACAATCGAGATCGCGCTCCGGCG